AGACCAAGGGCGAGAACATCCAGTTCAACACGCCGACCACGACCGGCGAATTCCTCGCGGACGATTCCGCCGACGAGCTGCTGCTCGAGACCGAGACCGTCGACACCGCGGCGGAGGCCGTTGCCTGGATCAAAGGGAAGCTGGGTGAGACATGATGGAAACGACCAAGCTCGAAACCGTAGATTATGAATTTGAAGGCCGGGTGTACCGGCTGACCTGCAACATGAACGCCATCGCATACGTGCAGGACGAATACGATGGAAATCTTGTGCAGGCGCTGGATCGGATCCATGGGATCAAAAGTACGCTGGCGTTTCTCGCTGGTATGCTGACGGACGCAGCGGATTCACAGGGGATCACCGATGAGAACGGACTGCCGCTGGTATTTACGCGGAAGCAGCTGGGCCGAAAGCTCACGCTCGCGCAGACCGTGGAGGCCGGAAAGCTGATCTATCCGCTGGTTCGGGCCGAAGTATTGAAGAACGCGGGGGCCGAAACGAAACCGCAGGAAGACGAAAAAAACTGACACAGCCGGGGGAACCGAAGCCGAACGGCTTTGATTTCCCCGGCTATCTTGCCATCTGGCTTTTCCGGCTACACCTGCCGGAGCGGGATTTCTGGAAGACCATGAGCCCGCGCCGCCTGACGATCCTGCTTGACGCACTGGAGCCGCCCAAAAAGCCGGAAGAGCCGAAGAGCCTCTCGGCCTACATCAACGGAGGCACGTAATATGCCAAATATCAACACAAGATTTACGCTTTCGGGCGAAAAAGAATACAAACAGGCCATTTCCGAGATCGGCAACGGCATGAAGGTGCTGGACTCGGAAATGCGCAAGGTATCCTCTGCCTACGCGCAGAACGCGGACAGCGTAGAGGCCCTAAACGCCAAAAACGACGTGCTCGAGCGCAAGATATCCACGCAGGCAGAAAAGATCGAGTATCTGCGTGCCGCCCTGCAGCAGTCCGCCGAGAAATACGGCGAGGCAGACAAGCGCACCATGCAGTGGCAGACAAGTCTCAACAACGCAGAGGCCGACCTCAACAACCTCAACAACCAATTCGACGAAAACAAGAAAAAAATTGAGGAATCCAGCAAGGAGATGGGAAACCTCGGCGACGTGGTGAACGGCCTGACGTCCAAGCTCGGCATTCAGCTGCCGGGCGGAATGAAGTCATCTATGAACGCCATGGGCAGCCTCGATGCGCAGTCACTGGCGCTGGCGGGCGGCTTCGCTGCCGTCGCGGCGGCGATCGTCAAGGTGGAAAAAGCCATGATCTCCATGACGAAGGAGTCCGCAGCCTTTGCCGACAACATCATCACGCTTTCCATGCAGACCGGGCAATCGACACAGCAACTGCAGGAGTTTTCCTACGCAACCGAGCTGATCGACGTATCCGTCGACACCCTGCAGGGAAGCCTGACAAAGCTGACCAACAACATGCAGGACACGATGAACGGCACGGGCAATGCGAAGGCATCCTTTGAGGCACTGGGCGTCTCCGTGACCAATGCCGACGGCAGTATGCGCAGTGCGAATGACGTTTTTTATGAGACGATTGACGCTCTCGGGAATGTAAAAAACGAAACAGAGCGGGACGCCATGTCCATGGACATCTTCGGCCGCTCTGCGCAGGATCTGAATCCGCTGATCATCCAGGGATCGAAAACACTCAAGGCCTACGCTGACGAAGCCCATAACATGGGCTACGTGCTCGACGACGAGGCGCTTTCCGCACTCGGAGCGGTCGACGACGCCTATCAGCGCCTGCAGAAGACGCAGGAGGGCGTCAAAAACCAGCTGGCCGCCGAGTTTGCCCCGTACCTCGAAGAATTCTACGGCGACCTCACCAGCGGGATCAAGACGATCGGCAGCACTCTGCAGCAGTCCGGGCTTGTCGACGCCTTCGGCATGCTGCTCGAAACGGCGGGCGATATCATCGCGCCGATGGATACCCTGTCCAACGATAAGGTCCCGGCGCTGACAAGAGCGCTGCGGCCACTTGCAGAGCTTATGGCAGCCATCGCGGACGCAGGGGACTTTGTATCCGGCCTGCTGTCGCTCGATTTTAACAAGGTCGGAACAGCGCTCGGCCTGAATTACGGCAAGGGCCAGATGTCGAATGTACAGAAGCTCAATACCAAGTGGATGCAGCAGGATACGAACCGCGCGACCGCCGCAAACGGCTACGGCAGCTACTTCGACACCGACACCGGCAAAGCCTACGGCAATATGGAGGCCTACGCCAACGCGCAGTATGAAGCGCTCGTGAGAGCGGGAGACAGCTCCATCCTCGGAAAGTCGCAGGATTTGTGGGTGCAGGAATATCTCAAAAAGCTGCGCGGCAACGCAGCCGGCACGGACAACTGGGCGGGCGGCTGGACGCGGGTGAACGAGAACGGCCTTGAGCGGATCTATCTCCCCTCCGGCTCCCGCATCCAGACGGCCAGCGAGACCCGCTACACCACCGGCGATACCTACAACACCACCGTCTATGTCGACCACGTAGAAGACCTCGACACCATCCTCCGCATCGCCAAAAACGCCAGGATCACAACCAGAATGGGGGCGAAGTAAATGGGCGTTTTAACGCTTTACGCAAACGACTCCGCAGTCATTGACTACAGCGCGCCGAACACGAACTATTACGGAGCCACAGAGACAGACGAATATGGGCGGCCCATGTACTTCACGTTCGCCCCGACCGCGGATCAGATAGCAGCGATCAGGTATCACAAGATCACGGCTGTCACGTTCTACCTGTACATGTCGTACAGATATAATGCGAGCAATGCGGGAGTCACGATCGCGATCCTGCACGAATCAATAGATCTGCAGAAGATCACGTACAACACTGAGCCTTTTGTCTACGGCGGATACAAAATCAGTGGCCCATTGAGCCTTGAACCAAGCGGATATTATAACAGGGCGGTGGAACTCAAAGCGTCGGAACTGAAGAATCTGCTGACGTATGGAGCAAAAGCAACCACGAGCGGGAAAACCGTGCAGACGGCAAAATCGTCGCACAAGCCGTATATCGAGATCACATACGAGGATACGACCGTAACGCCGGAACTCAACGCAAAGAGCGGCGTGGGCGTGCTGGCGTCGGAAATTGCGCAGACCATCGAATGGTATTATCACTGGGATAGCTATTCTGCCTATGATTTGCCGACCATTACCGCGCAGCAGTTCCGCTGGAGGGTAAAAAACTCCAGCACGGTCCATACGATCGATCTGGGCGCGAATGACACAAGCGTGACGATCGCTGCTGGCGAGTTTCCGGTTGGTGAAAATGAGTGGGCCGTGCAGGTGACGACCTCGTTGGGCGTGACCACACTATCCTCGTGGTACAGGTTTGAAGTAAAGAACCCAATCATTTCCGGGATGTCGCCGGGAGCTGGGGCCTATACGCCAAAGCACGCTGCAGGAGTCTTTTCGTGGGACGTTCAACAAGAAGCCTTATACTCGCCTGTATCCGTCGAGCAGAAAAGCGCGACACTCTACTGGCGGAAAACCGGCACAACGACCACACATAGCATTGCCATTTCCGGCTCGAAGAAGAGCTATACCATGCCGGCAGAGACGTTTTCCGACGAGTCCGTCGACTGGATGGTCACGGCGATCACCGCAGGTGATCTGACGGCAACGTCTGCCTGGGTGACGGTCTCAACGACCGAGGCCACGCCGTCCTGTAAGGCGATCTCCCCGGCGGGCATCGTCATCGACGCCACCATCGTCAACCGATTCAGCTGGCAGCACATCATTTCCACCGGCACGCCGCAGAGCAAGGCGGATCTGCAGTGGTCCGCCGACGGCACGACGTGGAACACGCTCACGACTGTCACGGGCGAGAATCAGTATTACGACGTGCCCGCGAACACCTTCACGAGCGGGACGAAATACTGGCGCGTGCGCACCTACAACACCGACGGCACGGCCTCGGCGTGGAGCGAAAAGGCCGAGTTTATCGCCATCAACGCCCCATCGGCCCCGTCCATCGTCATCCAGACCACCGGCCCGCGCCCGCGCATCACCTGGCAGACCTCTGAGCAGGAGGCCTATCAGCTGACGCTCTCGAGCGGCTATGCCTCCGGCACGGTCTACGGCACGGAGAAGGCATGGCGCTCGCCGGTCTACCTCGCAGACGGCAGCTACACCGTCCGCGTCCGCGTGCAGAACAAGTACGGCATGTGGTCCGAGTGGTCTGCGGCCGCGCTGCCCATCTCGCACACCGAGGGCGAGGCCATCAACCTGACCGTCACCGCCGGCCATGAGGCCGCGCTCACCTGGCAAACCGCCGGGAGCTACAATTTTTACCTCGTCGAGCGGGACGGCGTGGCCATCGCCCGCACCGTCCAAAAGCAGTACATCGACCACACCAGCATCGGCAGCGTCACCTACCGCGTCCGCGGCTGCTACGACGAAAGCGACAACTACGGCGTGTCCAATTCCGACACCGCCGAGATCCTGCCCGAGACCAACATGATCTGCGACCTCGAGACCGGCGTCTGGCTCGAGATGCGCCTGTCCGAAACGCAGCTGCGCACCAACCGCACCAGCTTCTCGGCCGGTGTCTCGACCGTCCATCTGGCGGGACTTGCCTACCCCGTCGAGGAGCGCAGCGAGCAGCGTGACCACGCCCTGTCCGTCGCCTGCGCCTGGCCGCACGCGCAGCGGGCCGCCGCCCTCGCGCTCGAGGCCCTTGTCGGCCGCCTCGTCTGCCTCAAAGACCGATACGGAAACATGGCCATCGGCTCGCTCCCGTCGCTCGAGAGCAACTGCGACGAGTTCATGCGCCGCTATTCCTTTACCATCTCGCACACCAACCGGGAGGAGGCGATCACCCTTGACCCGTGACGTCCGCTTCCGCGTCGACGTGCTCAGAAACGGCGCACCCATCACCCACCTCCAATGGGACACCGGCAGCGCCCCGCAGATCATCGCCAGCCGCGACGCGACGATCCACACCAGCATCAAGGGCACCTTCCTCGTCAACGACGCGGTCGACTACCTCTCCGACGAGCTCCAGCCTGTCATGACCATCGACGGGCAGGAGACGCCCCTCGGCATCTATCAGGCCGCGACCCCGAGCATCAAGGGCGCGGCCGGTCAGAAGCGCGTCGAGGTCGAGGCCTACGACCGCTGCTGGCGCGTCTACAGCAACCGCACCGAGACCATCCTGCACCTGTCCGCCGGTGCGTCCTATCTCACCGAGATCCGCAAGCTGCTCACCGCCTGCGGCGTCGCGCTCGTCATTGCGACGCCGTCGGACGCGACGCTGCAGACCGACCGCGAGGACTGGGATGTCGGCACGAGCTACCTGACCATCGTCAACGACCTGCTGGCCGAGATCAACTACAACAGCCTCTGGTTCGACGCCTCCGGCGTCGCCCGTCTCGAGCCCTATCAGGAGCCGAGCGCGCAGAACATCGACTGGTCCTACGGCACGACGGACCTCTTCCTTCCGGAACGGCATCCGGGGCCGAACTTCTCAGATGAGGAAGACATCTTCGACGCGCCGAACGTCTTCATATGCGTCTGCTCCAACCCGGATCTGGAGCAGCCCATGGTCGCAACGGCCGTCAACGACAATCCGCAGTCGCGCAAGTCCACCTTCCGGCGGAACATGCGCATCGCCTCGCTCATCAAGGTCGACAACATCGCCTCGCAGGAGGAGCTGCAGGCCTACGCCGACCGCATGCGCAACGAGTCGCTCCTTTCCGCCCGGGCCATCACGTTTTACACGCTCAATGACCCCGGCCACGGCATCGGTGACGTCCTCGCGCTCACGCACGACGACATAGGCGGCATTTACCTCGAGACCGGCTGGCAGATGCAGCTGTCAGCCGGAAGCCTGATGACACACTCTGCAAAAAGGACGGTGATCGCGTAAATGGAAGGCGTCGACAGCCTGTACACCGAAGAACCCGAAGAGCAGCAGACCGAAGAACAGCAGCAGCCGTTCCAGCTGGCCGTCATTGCGACGGTCGAGGAAGACGGCCTGACCCTCACGCCTGACGGCGCGGAGGAGCCGACCGAGAAGCATTTTAAATGCAACACCGGCATCAACTTCGCCGCCGGACAGCGCGTGGCCGTCCTCGAACTGTCCGGCAGCAAGGTCGTCATGTTCCCGATCGGCAGCCCTGGCGCGGACGCGCCGGCGAAGATTCCGCCCGGCGGCACGGCCGGGCAGGTGCTCCAAAAATCGTCCGACAACGACTACGCGCTCACCTGGGGCAGCATCACCGGCCTTCTGCCGACCGGAGGAACGAGCGGACAGATCCTCAAAAAGTCAGGCAACGCCGACTACGCCGTCGAATGGGGCGACATCAACGGTGCTCTGCCTTCCGGCGGAACGACGGGCCAGGTGCTCAAAAAATCCAGCGCCACCGACTACGCCGTCACCTGGGGCAGCCCCGACGGTATCCTGCCGACCGGCGGCACCGATGGTCAGGTCCTGCTCAAAAACGGCGCGAGCAACTACGCCGCAAAGTGGGGCAGCATCACCGGCGCGCTCCCGACCGGCGGCACATCCGGTCAGGTGCTGAAAAAATCCAGCACCACCAACTACGCTTGCACGTGGGGCAACGTCGACGGCACGCTTCCGAGCGGCGGCACCGACGGCCAGGTGCTCCTGAAAAACGGATCGACGAACTACGCCGCGAAGTGGGGCACGGTATCCGCCGCAGAACTCAAGAGCGGATACAATTCACTGGAGCTGAAAACAAAAACCCTGACGCCGTCCTCGAACGGCTTTGAGATAGGGACATCGAGCTATCCCGTGACAGTCAGGGGAGACGAAATCGTGCTGTATTACAATTCATACCGCTACTGCACCCTTGCGTGCAACTCATCCGGGAAGCTGACCGTCAACGGCACAGCCATCAACTAAGGAGGGCATCATGAAATTATACGACATCGCGCTCGCGGCAAAGCCACTGCAGAAGCTCATCGAACAGGACCTGCCGCTCCGGCAGGCCTATCAGCTCGCCATGCTGGCGACCAGGCTCAACCCAACACTCGAATTCTACGGAAACCAGCTCATGAGCGGGCGGCCGCAGGCGGAGCTGAACGAGCTGGACGCCGACGCGCTCCCCGAGCTGCCGAACATCACGCTTCCGCTCGACCTCGATATCCGGCTTTCCGCCGGGGATATCAAGTGCCTTGAGCCGTTTGTGACCTTCGAAGGAGCTGATAACGCATGATCACCATCCACTGCTCCCGCGCGTGCGCGCATCTGGCGTCGCCGCCGGAGCTTTTGACGGCGGGGATGAGCAAGGCCGTGACGGTGCAGTTCGTCTTCTCGCCCGCATGGGACGGGCTGACGAAGACCGCCGTCTTTACCAACGGCAAGACCACCGTCGACGTTCTGGCGGCGAGCTGGGACGGGGATACTGTTCCTGTCCCGCACGAAGTTCTCGCCGTCCCGGGCCACCACGCCCGCGTGGGCGTCTATGGCGCGGACGAAAGCGGCGTCGTCCTGCCGACCGTCTGGGTGAGCCTCGGCAAGGTCCAGCCCGGCGCGGATCCGTCCGGCGACGCCTCGGCCGACCCGTCCCTGCCCGTCTGGGCGCAGCTGCAGAAGCAGATCGGCGATCTGGACGACCTCAAGACCTACAACAAGGGCAACCTCGTCGACGCCATCAACGAGGCCCGCAGTTCCGGCGGCGGCTCTGGTGGCGGGGGCATCCAGTCGGCACAGATCGACGCGATCCTCGTGATGACAAAATCCGAATATGACGCGCTGGACAAAAAGGACGCGCGGACACTGTATCTGTTGGAGGGATAACATGCTGGCAGTTGGACTCAAACGCATTCTGGAGCTGTTCATCGGCTCCATGGGCATCAAATCCGCCCACCTGGGCACGAAAAACATCTACGAAAGACCGGGCGGATTTTTGTACATTGAACTCACAAGCGAAGAAAGGGGATAAATCCAGATGGCAAGTTTTTTCAATCTGACACTTGATACGCTGGCACCTGCCGGCCTATCGCTGATCCTGAACGACGGTGCACAGTACGCGACCAGCGCGACCGTCACGGCGAAGATCTCTGTCTCCGACGAGACAACGACGGGATACCAGATGAAGATCTGGGGCACGAAGACGGCGGAGACCGAGGCGGAAGCGTCGTGGGAGACATTCGCCACGACAAAATCCATCACGCTGCCCGACGGCGACGGCCTCAAGACGATCTATGTCAAGATGCGCGACGACGTCGGCAACGAAACGGCCGCAGTCAGCGACACGATCACGCTCAACACGTCGATTCCTGCCGTGACCATCACCGGCCCCGACAAGAGCAGGATCTCGAAGGTCACGGGCTACGATGCAGCGGCGTTCTCCTTCGTCTGCGACGTGGACTTTGAGGAATACACCATTCGCGTCGTCCCGGCGACGAGCAGCCTGCACACGGCGGGCACGCAGATCCCGACGACGGGAGGCTCCACCAACGTCAGCGGCACGGAGGGAGGCTACAAGAAGAACACCGCCATCAACGTCACTGTCAAGGGCGCGGACCTCGAGGCAGCGTCTTCCGGCGACGGCACGAAGATCGTCAAGGTCTTCGTCAAGAACGCCGCCGGGACCTGGAGTGCCGCCTGATGGCCGCGCCGCAGCTGACATTCTCCATCACGGGCAACAAGATCTCGGCGGTCTCGGGGTTCGACTCGATCACCGTTTCCTTCTCGTCGGACATCGCCTACACGGCCTTCGAGTGCCGCGCGACGAAGTCCGGCGAGGATTGGGGCCGCGGGAAGGGCGCTTTGATCGCGTCCTTCTCCCAGACCCCGGCGGGCACGCAGCGCACCTTTGAGGTTTACGACGATTTTCTGCTTTCCGGTGATGGGGAATACCGCATTTCGTTGTTCGCGCAGGGCGCGGACGGCAGCTGGAACGACAACTACGGCTTTATCTCGCTGGGAGAGTCGCAGGCGCTGAAGACCGCGGACGGCGAGGATTTTCTGTGTATGAAGGAGTGATCGTATGGCTTACAACAGCCAGTTTACCGGCGCGCAGATCGACGAGGCTATCGCCGACGTGCGCAGCAACAAAGACGCGTGGAACGGAAAGCAAGATGTGATCCTCGCCTCCGGCGCGGCCGTCGGGGACCTGATCAAGGTCAAGGCAGTGGACGCCAGCGGGAAGCCGACGGCGTGGGCGGTGGCCGTGGCGGGCACGGACTATATGAAGACCGGCAACATCACCAAGCAGACGCTGGTCTCCGCGGAGACCACGCCGACCGAGAACATGGCCATCAACTGGCAATATGAGTGAGGAGGCCCCATGGCGCACAAGACATTGATCTCCGGCACGGCCTATTCCGTGACCGGCGGGCGGGAGCTGATCGGCGGCACAGGCTACGGCTGCAAAGCCGGAAAGACCCTTATCAACGGGACGGCGTTTGAGGTCAGATTTGCGGAACTGGTGACAATAAACATCTCTAAGGACAGCAGCACAGGCGATAGCTCCGCGTACATCATTCATAATGGCGTACAGTATTCGAGCGGAGAGATCGAAGTTGAGGTCGGGGATACGATCATTTGCAGCATTCCGAGTCATAGAGGCAAAGGGTCTCTCATAATTGACAACAAAACAATTATAAACGGGGCATCCGTGGTTTCGTATTCTTATGTGGTCGAAAGTAATATACAAATTTACACAACCGCTGATATTTATTACGAAGACGGCAGCAGACGCCCATACTACGATTTTACAATGAAAATCACGACACAGAATTGACAACCGAAGAATAGGAGGAATTTATGGACACCTGGTACATCACGATCGGCGGGCAGGAGATCGAGACGCGGCCGGCGGCCGGCCGTCTGCGCGACGCCGACTGGGGCGGGCGCGAGAGCCGCGCCGTCACCATCGCAAAGAACGCGGTCCCGGACCCGCTGGCGCTGTTCTGCGACGGCGCAGTCTGGGGCATGATCCACCGCTACACCACGGCCGTCCCTGTGCTGGACGCAGAGGGCAACGTCCAGATGAACGAGGACGGAACCGTCAAGAGTACGACCGAGACCGCCGAGGACCGCTACATGGAGGACTACGCGGACTTCACCCTCGCCGGTCCCATCACCGACAACCGCGACGGCACCATCACGGCGAAGATGGGCAAAAAAACGGCCAGCGACGTGCTGGCGGAACTGGAGGCGGCATATGACAGAGGCTAAACTGGCACAGGTAAAGAAAGCAATTACGGACGGCAAGCTCGTGCAGGCCGCAGGCGGCATTACCACAACTGTAACCCAGTCGGACAAGCTGGGCTACGACTGGAAGAACTTCTTCGTCAACGATATCCCCGTGCGCCGGGAGTACATCGAGCAGGCCGTGAAAGCCGGCACGGCGGACAACCCCATCGCATGGGAGCCCGATATGCCCCTCATCCAGAACGCCTACTACACGCACAACGGCGAGATCAAGGTCTGGATGGGCGAGGCCGGGAAAAAGGCAGACTGGACAGATGCGGCCTTTGTGCCGATCTGATAAACGCAGAAGGGAGAAAATCAGATGGACCTGCAGGATCTGAACGTTGCCGTCGCGGAGATCCGCGGCAATGTCGACCGGAACACCGGCCGGATCAAGGATCTCGAGAAGAAGACCGACGCCGTGGCCAAGCTGGCCGAGGCCGTCGCCGTCATGGCCGAGCACATGAAGACGCTCGACGACAAGATCGACGGCATGCAGACGAGCGTCAACAGCCTCACGGCCAAGCCCGCGAAGAACTGGGATGCGCTGGTCAAAATCGCGCTGACCGCGCTGGTGTCCGGCCTCGTCGGCTGGGCGCTGAGCAAAATTCTGTAACACGCGCCGCAAGGCGTGAAATTTGAAAGGAGAAAAATACTTATGAACGCAAAATGGTGGAAAGCCGCGGGCATCCGCGCACTGAAAACGGTATGCCAGACGGCAGTCGCAACTATCGGCACGAGCGCGATCCTGTCCGAAGTCAACTGGATCGCCGTTGCCTCCGCCTCGGCGCTGGCGGGCATCCTGTCTTTGCTGACGAGCGTGGCAGGTCTGCCGGAGGTCAAGGAGGAATGAAGACGATGCCGCCGCAGATCGTAGACAATTTCACAAGCGTCAACATCTACCGGGGCGGCAATAAGCCGCAGTATCTGGTCATCCACTTCTTCGGGGCCCTCTCCAGCGCCTATGGCGCGTCGGAGTGGTTCAAGGCCCCGGAGGCGATGGCGTCCGCGCACTACTGCGTGGATGAGAAGGACGTCATCTACCACTGCGTGCCGGATACCGACATGGCGTGGCACTGCGGGGCCGTGGGAGGCCTGCACTACCGGCATCCGAAGTGCCGCAACTGCAACTCCATCGGCATTGAGCTGCGCCCGCAGAAGCTCGACAGCAGCCGCCTGAACGCGAACGACAAGGACTGGTACTTCGACCGCCGCGTCATCGAAAACGCCGTATGGCTCACCGCAAAGCTCATGCGGCAGTACAACATCCCGCTGGAGAACGTCATCCGCCACTATGACGTCACCGGAAAGATCTGCCCGGCCCCGTTTGTCGGACCGGCGCATAACATCTACTACGGCACCTCCGGCGACCGCCAGTGGCAGGAATTCAAGGCAAGACTGCAGGAGGAAACAGCCATGAGATACGAAAAGCTGCGGGACGTCGACAACCAGACGTACCGCCAGACGCTGGACAAGCTGGTCAGCAAGGGCCTGCTTAAAGGAAAGGGCGGCACGGGCGAAGACCTGACGCTCGATCTGAGCGAGGACAACGTCCGCATGCTCGTCATTCTGGACCGCACCGGCGTCTTTGACCGCTGACCCGCCCGGGCGGCGGGCCGAAGGGAGTGACGAAAGCATAACTGCGCGGCTGGCTCTGCCGAAGGAGCTGGAACACCTCACGCGCAGCGACTGGGAGCGCGTCACTGACGAGGGACTTTTGGACGTGATCGATCAGCAGATCGTGAAGCTTTATATCGTGCGCAGGCTCCCGCAGCTGGACGCCGCCGCCGAGATCGGCGTCGACCGAAAAACCATCTCCCGCCGCCTGCCGCACATCTACAACACCGCCCGCCGCCTGGCACAAAGCAGCCCGCCCTGAGCATTACGCTCCGGGCGGGCTCTTTTACATTCAAATCATATTTTTTCGGCCGAAGGTTGCTCTGCTGGCATGTTTTGCCGCATATACGCATCGATCCATTTGCGGATCAGTTCATTCGGGGTCGTGCCGTTGGCTTTCGCCGTAGCCTTAAAGGTTTCCGCGATCTCCCGTTTTAGCTTGCAGGGGATCACGGACATATTTTCCGCATCCCACTTGTTGCGAGTGCGCTTTTGCGCATCAGTTGGCATTCCTTGCCGCCTCCTTTTCTGAATCATAAAAAATGAATATGGATTTCTCCGCTTCTGATTTTTGTGTTGAGAAACGCGGCCTCTGGATTCGGGGCGTTCTCAATGCTTTTCTTGCATAAATAAAGTACGATCTGCAAAGCCTGTCTGTGCGCGGCAAGCTCGGCGTTTCTCAACTCCAAAGTTGTGATCATGGCTCTGCGGATCTCTGGATTATCATCCGATAGATTTTTCAGCGCTTCGCTTACCGTATGAGATAAGCTCGAACGAACCGTTTTTTCTCCAAGATGGATTGGGATGCCGATGGTTTTGCCGGTTTCTTTGAGATACAGCAGCCGCAGCTCGTGGTCGCCGCTATTTACATCATCCTCAAGATGCACAAACACACCGTGGCACGGAGAATCAATATACCGAAAGCCGTCGGCGAATTGCACATAAAAAGATCGGTACGGAATATGGTACAGCGCCTTGCTATCGATCTCAAGCTCCTCATCTTCTTGTGCAAACAATCGTTTCTGCAAAGAACGGCCGACAATAAACACATCCTTGTTTTCAATCCATGGTGCAAGGGCGGCGATCTCTTGCGTTGCCTTTGTGGCGGCAGAAATGTTTTCGTATGTGCCAGGAGAATCGCCCATCACAATCGCCATTGCCGCGGACATTGGTGCATAGCACCATTGATTCCATCTCGGAAGCCCGTTCTTGCCGTTCATTTCATGGAACAGTTTCATTTTCTCCCAGGCATCAGGGTATTCTTCTGTTACTCTCTGCAACAGAGCAAGCGGTGGGTATGATGGATCAATTCGCATTCTTGATCTCCTCCACCTTTTCCTTGTACGCTGCCAGCGCGGACTTGTAGTTTTTTATGGCTGAAACATCTTCATCGGAAATACTTGTTTCCGTATTATCCAAGTAAATGCGCCAGTTTCCGGGCCTTCCATAGAATTTCCCGTTCCAGCGTCCTGCCGGGTAGCATACAGGGCGTTCCGGCTTTTCGAGCGCTGCTATTGCGCTCGCAACAGCGGCGCCGTCTTCTGCGAGGTGCTTTGCCATATCGCAGAAGAGCATATGATCCATCTGCGTGAAAGAGTTCTTGGATTCGAGTTCAGGGATGATCTCTTTCAGCGAGCGGATCGCATCGGAAACAGCAGAGGAAACGGCTTCTGAAAATTCTTTTGCAGTGGTATATTTGGGCGCCGGAAGTTCCTTGCTCCAACACGCGTTGAATCGAGTTCCCATATCCAGAATGCCGGACAATCCTGTTTCAAACGGAACATCCCAGCGATAGCCGCGAGATTTGAGTGCATCCTTCACGGGCCGGGTGTCCCCGGTAATGGAGATCACGATCTGTGCATTGAGAGCATCAAGCCCAACGAGCGCCGTGATCGGATTCTTCGATTCTTCGGAACGCATACGCTTTGCGTAGCAGGCAGGGCATTCCGTATAGTGGTCTGCCGCCCACAGGGCCCAGCTATCAGCTTCGGCGCGGAGCCCTTTGTTGGCCGTTCTCGTAAATTCTGTTCCGCATGTTTCACATTTGCAGTAAGCTGTTGCTTTTGCCATGATATTTGCCCCCTCATTTTTATTATACTGCTCCAATGCGGTTGCACCGGAGCAGTTTTTGTTGGAATGGAATGTGGTGGATCTAAAACTCAGATCTTCTCGCCGCAGCATACGCGATACTGGATCTCTGCGGGTATATTGTGTTCAGTCCGCCCGCAATACCAACGGGAGAGTATCTCGCCGCTATCATCGTAGCTGGCTTTTTCGGCCAGCTTAAGAAGCCGGCTTGCAGAGTTCGAGCGGTGGAAGAAAAACATCTGGCCGTTTTCGTCGTATGCCTTAAAGAAGTATTTATACTGTTTCATTTTGTGTTCCTCCTGCATTCATTTTTGATCTCCGGATCTCGCCTTGTTTTATCTTATGGCTATATTATATACTGTAATACCGTATATGTCAAGGGGTTTTCAAAATATTTTATAAAAAATAAAAACAAAAATCCACGCAAATGGGACAGAACTGTCCCGGAAGTGTCCCACAGATGTCCCCCTCGGGAATCGGGGAAGCGGTAGACTGAGGATAGGAGCTGGCCAGCTTACTACTTTGAATCCGGAGGATTTTTTATGGAATACGCAAGCAAGGGACTCGCAGGGACCGCGCTGGGCTTTGGCATCGGCGGCGCCGCGCTGGGTCTGGCAAACGGCGGGCTCGGCAATCTGCTGGGCGGCCTCGGACAGAACAACCGGGCGGCTGCCGCAGAAGTGACGGCGGCTGCGGCAACGCCCGCCATGGCAGCGCTGGCCGCTGCGCTGGCTTCGCGCCAGCAGGAGCCGACATGCAGCGAGAACATGCCGGTCACGCGCTACGATCTGGAGCGCGAACAGAAGCTGGCCGCGAAGGACAGCGAGATCGCGCTGCTCAAGGCCAACACGTACAACGACGGCAAGATGCTGGAGATGTACGGTTATATCGACGGGCAGCTCAAGGACGTCCGCGAGGCGCTGTGCAAGCAGGCCGTCCACAACCAGCGCACCGAGGACAGCTTCGCGCTGGTCAAGCAGGACGTCGAGTCCGTCCGCAAGGAAGCGCTTGACGCGGTCAAGATGGAGGCCGAGCGCCGCTGCTGCGGTGACAACTCCATCGTCACCTACGTCAACGCAACCTTTTATCCCAAGCAGGTCGCAGACGTCACCACCGGAACCGCAACCACGGCGCAGACGCTCTATGATCCGCTCCCGAAGTGCGGATGCTGCAACAAGTAAACGCAGGGGGCGGCGATAGCCGCCCCATCCTTAAAGGAGGAAATCTGCAATGACAGTGACGATAGATCAGGCCATGCGCGGCGCGATGCGCTACGCAGACAATGAGGTCATCCCGCACCTGCCGGGCGGCAAGGGCATCGGGGCCGGGATCATGCTGGCGCTCATCATGGAGGGCAGCCGCGAAAAGATCCTTGCGCTGCGCGAGAATCCCGCGTTCAAGATGATGCAGATCTTTGACGACGCCGGAAACATCGACCTCGACAAGCTCTACAACGCGGCCAGGCCGCGCTTTGAAAACAAGCTGACCGTATCCGTCCCGCTGCTGGGAGACATGCGGTTTGACCAAAATGACGTCGACAAAATTTACCGATACATACAGGAGGCGTGAGCATGAAAGAGTATATGGACAAGCTTTACCACAAACTGCACGAGGCCATGGAAAAGCCCGTGACGCTCGGCAGCGCGGAGGAAGTTGGGCTGTACGCGAAGACGATCTGCAGGCTCGAAAAGCTGCACGGGCACCACGACGAGCCGGAGGCGGCCACATTTGATCGCGAAACGGCGATGCAGTGGGCAGCCAACATGCAAAACGCCGACGGCACGACCGGCCCGCACTGGACGATGGAACAGACAACGGCCGTGGCCGAGAGCATGGGCATTCAGGCGCCCGTGGTCCCGCGCTGATGTACTCGGACTACTACCCCGTCGCCGTAGAGTTCGGCCTCAACCGCCCGGAGTTCTACGCCGCGCTGGCAAAGGCGTTCCTGCTCGACAAGGACGGCCCGGGGCCGGAGCGCAAGCTGATGGCGTATTATGAGCATATCGCAAAATAAAGAAATCCCTCCTGTCACCAGGAGGGATTTCCGCTTGCTATAGAATCTATATTTAGATGGGATTCATTCATGCGTACCGAATAAATGTATAACCGTCAATCCGCGAGGGGGTAGAGGGTGACGTGCATGTCGCTGCCGGATTTGGTGTAGGATTTGGTCTGTTTATGGTAGAGGACTTTCTGCAGGACAGTTTTCAGGAGGGCGTTTTTCTCCTGCGGGGATGCGGCAAGCGGGTAGGTCTCGAGGACGCGGCGGACGGCGGGAGCCAGACGGGCGCGGGCCTGCTTGGCACGGGCCAGCTCATGGATCGTGGTCTGGCTAGCCTCGATGCGGTCGACGATGACCTGCTTGTCAGCGGCGAGCGCCTGCGAGCGCTGCAGGAAGATCTCCGGCGTATAGACGCCGGTCTCGACCAGCTCATACGCGCGGGCCTCCTGCGCCTCCAGTTTGGCAAGCTGCTTGCGGTCGGCGGCGATCGAGGACTCGAGCGCGGTGCGCATGGGCGTGTCATCTGGCGCAGCGGCCTCACCGAGCTCCAGCTCACGCAGCCAGCCACGCAGAGCATCCAGCACGGCGTCCTCCACATCATCATACCACGCGCTGACGGTCGTGCAACCGTAGGAGGGACAAAGGAGCGTATCGCGGCGGTTGCCGGACGACGGACGGCGCACCATCACGCGGCCGCACTGGTCGCAGCGGACGAGCCCGGCGAGGCTCGTCACGGTCCCCCATGCGCCCTTGCCGCGCGGGCTGGCGCTGGAATAGCTCAGAGCGACGGCCTTGTCGTACTGCTCCTGCGAGATCAGGCCGTCGTGCAGCCCTTTATAAAGCTTCAGGTCCTCCTGCCGGGTGCGGGGGCGACTGACGACGACAGCGCCGTCGACAATGCGCTTCGTCTCCGGTCGGCCACCGGATTTGATCCAGCCAGCATTCGCCGGATTGCGCAGGATATCCAGCACAGAGTCCGCGCGCCAGAGGCTGCCGGAGTTGGTCGGGACGCCGAGGCTGTTCAGCCGCGTGGAGATCGCCTTCGCGCCGATGCGCGCACAGCCCTCGCCGGTGTACCAGTTGTATATCTGCTGCAGGACGGGGGCCTGCTCCGGGTGCGGGACAAGTTTGTAGCCCTTGTCATTCGGCAGCTTCTCACGCGACCAGCCGAAGGGCGTCTTGCCGGAGATCCATTTGCCCTCGCGCAAGGACGCCTCCTTGCCTCGGGACAGGCGGCGCTTGATGGTGTTGTACTCGCGCCGGGACATAAAGAGGCCGAACTCAAAGTATTCCTCGTCCATCTCATTGTTCGGGTCATAGGTCTTATTCGGCGTGACGATGCGGGTGTCGGAATATTTAAATGTCTGGGCAATAATGCCCTGGTCGATGGTGTCGCCGCGCGCCAGACGCTCGACCTCCATGACGAGCACGCCGGCATAGCTGCCGGTCTCGACGAGCTGCAGGACCTTCTGCACCTCCGGCCGGACGGCAATGGAGTCGCCGGTCACGACTTCCTCGCAGATCTCCACGACGTTCAGCCCGCGGCTTTCGGACAGCGACAAAAGCGCGGCCCGGTGCCGCTTGAGCGTGTCGGTCTGGCCGAGGGCTTCGGCCTCCATGTCCTTCCTGGACTTGCGCAGATATATGATATACTGCGCGAGCGGGTCTGCGATTTTCCACGTAGATGTAAAGTTCATAAACAAATTCTCACCACTGCGGCAGGCGGTTATACGGGTACAAAGGTTGCAAGCGCGGAGGCGCGGACCCAGCCAATATTGGGATTACAAAGGTCGACAAGAAGCGCCAGAAGCGCGACAAGAACGATGCACACCAGAACGCAGATCAAAACATCCTTGCGCCGCGCCTCGACGGACTTCTGGCGGATGATCTGTTCCTGCTTGGAAATGATCACGTTGGCATGCTTGAGCCGCAGCTCTAGCTCGGCGATGCGCGGCATTTTATCCGGCTGGTCCAGCAGCACGGCACTGTCCGTGTCCATCGCGTCCGCGATCCGGTGCAGAGCGGACGAAGGAACGTCGCAGCCGCGTTCATAGCGCGAGAGGCTGGCGACGGAAACGCCGGAGGCGTCGGAAAGATCGCTCAGTGTCATTCCGCGCGACAAACGCTCTGACCGGATGCGATTTTCACAGGTTTCCAAGATTTCCACGATCCTTTCCAAAAATGAGAATCCAAAAAATGCGGATTTCTCAAAAAATCTCATAAATTCTCATAACTGGTAGTTGCTGAAAACGAAAAACAGGAATACGCTGGAAGCGCAAGGACGGCTCCCGGTCGCCTGCGCAAGCAAAAGCCCGCGCCGTTGTTCGGCCAGCGGCGCGGGCGAATCTCAATCAGCATAAGCCGAGATAATAGAGCAACTCAGGGAAAACATAATTGAGCAGCAAGTACACAGCAACACCAACCGCAAGCAGAATGAGCACGATCTTACGCACCATGCGTGGGGCCCGGACAGCGTCCTCGTATTCCTCTTGCGACATTGTCCGATGAGAAACAGGGGCGGAAGGATCGACTGCACGAGGGAAGCCGGCTTCCGCGTGAACGAAATCATTCGGCTGGGATTCCGGTAGATCAATCTTTTGCGGGCAAAAAACAGATTCAAATTCACGCGGCGTCATAAGGATCTCACGTGGCGCGGAGCCATCGAAAGCACCGACAACGCCATTGGCGGACAATTCGTCCATAAGGCTTGCGGCCTGCGAATAACCAAGCTTTAATTTGCGCTGCAAAATAGAAACGGAAGCCGTTCCAGCCTCGAAAATGGCATATGCGGCAGCAGAGAGCATATCGCCTCGCTCGGCATAGATAGCGCTTCTGGCTTTTGAAGTATTATCAGGAACGGGAGCGGAAGCGGCTTGCGGAGCAGATTGACGATTGGATGCGGAAGCTGCAACGCCGAACGCAACGGCAGTCCACAACGAACTTTGCAGTTTACGCTTGCGGCCCTGCTTTGTCGTCGGAATTCCGGTAGCGCGGGCAATCTTCTGCTTTGCTGACGTAATGCCGATCGCGCGGTTCCAGCTAAAACCGGGAATAATTGATTTGCGTTTCGCCATATTCCCTCCTATGGATTACAATCCTTACACGGCGTATAAAGCGCGGCAGCTTCGGCGCGGGAGCAGATGATAGTCGAGCGGTTCGCGCTGCTCATCTGATCGACATGCGGACAGCCGACGCGGTGAAAATAGCGGCTGGACGCGTTGACGATAAACGTCTGCGTGCTTTCACTCGACGCGCCGGAGATGGCAGGGGCCTGCGCAGGGAGCGTGCCGGGGATGAATGATACAAAATCGCCGATGATCGGCTCCAACGGCTCCACATCGAGCGGGTCGCCGCCGATGCTCGCATAATACGCAGCCTGCGCGTCGGCCTGTTCCGCGTCTGTATATTCCGCGCTGCCGGTAAAGGCCGGATCCGCAGCGGGGAGCACAGCGGCGTCGGCCGCCGCGCGAAGCTCTGCGGGCGAAGATTTGTAAGAGCGGGCGGCGGAGATCGTGTCCGCCAGACGGAGCAGCCCGACCCAACCGACAAAGGCCAGCACACAGCAGACCAGCACAAGCAGAACCCTGCGCCATGTCTGTTTCATGGCAAAACCTCCAGTTTGATATGTAAATTTTTGTAGACTCTCATAATTGTAATTAACGAACGTATGTTCTAATATAATCATGCGAGTCAGGAAAAGGAACCTACAAATATTGTAAGCCACCGCCGAGGAAAGCACAACCGGGAAAGTGAACAAAAAATGAACGGTATTTTTGTGGAAGAATGGGGGAACGGATAGAATGACGCGAAGTTTTTACCTGCAGGACATCCGCCGCATGCTGCGGCTTGCGACGACGGAACAACTTGATCTGGTCTGGCGCTTCCTGCGCGGACTGGTCGCATAGAGAAAAAAGAGCCGAGGGCGGTCATCCGTCCTCGGCCATTTTTTTTGCGATCTCGGCGAGCAGCTGCCATTCGTCAACGCTGAGCTTGCTGAGCACTGAAATAAAGCGCTTGCGGGGGGAATCATCCGGCTCATTCATAAAATCGCCCATAAATTCGGCAATTTCTTGGCTGCGTGTAAGCTTACGCGACATCTCTCCGTTACCAGTGCGAAGCCAGTCCTCGTTGATGTTAAACTCACGGCAAATGTCTGAGATCGTACGATCACTAGGATCTCGGCCTCCGGTCTCCATCATAGCAATAAAATTGCGAGAGAGACCAAGACGCTCAGCGAATTGCAACTGCGTTAGACCAGCGGATTGACGAACCTGCTTGATCCGTTCATTCATCACGCCACCTCCTTTTTGCATTTGTATAATAGCACGTCTTGTTTACACAGTCAACATATTTTTAGATTTTTTTTCGAAAGGGTGTTGACATGTGAGCTTTACGGTGCTATATTGTGTTTACAAGGTCAACAAACAAAGCAAACAAAGTGACAACGCGAGGTGAGAACAATGTCCGAGAAGGAAAAGCAGGCAATCGAAAACCTGAACAAGAGCACCGAGAAGCTGACGCCCGCGCAGATGCAGCGTCTGAGCGATATCGCCTATGGCATGGCGCTGGCAAAGGAAGCCAAGCAGGAGCCCGAGCAGGACAAGCAAACTGCGTAAAGCTGAAAAATCTGGAAAAACTAGAGCCGGAAGGAGGCTGAACCATGCGAAAACCGTATGACCCGATCGCGGACGAAGAGCCGCACATCGTGGCCGAGTATCATTTCCCAAACTGCACGGCGTATATCGCCGACAACTACCTGCGCCGGCTGACGCCGGAGCAGAAAGAGGCCAACCGGCAGGCTGCCCGCCGCGTGGCGTGGCAGATCCTCGAGCGGGCCGCAGCCGAAGGGCGTCTGCCCGCGGCCAGCAATTAAACGCGCCGCAAGGCGCGTACATAGGAGTCGATATTATGGCGAACGTCAAGACCTACACCCTGACGCTGGATGCGCAGGAGCTGCATGATCTGATCGAGGCGGCGCTGGTGTGTGAGTGCCAGAACGCCGAGGCCGCCCGCGCCATGCAGCGCAAGGGTGACGATCTCGAGGCACAGAAGCTGCATTGCATGAACGCCCGGCTGATGCGGGTGGTCAAGAGAATACAGGAGACGGAGGCGAAGGCATGAAAAAGCTGCTTCTGACAACGGAAGAATGGCTGCATCTCAAGTGGATGCTCGAAAGGAACATGATCCGGATGGATGCGGACGCGTTCCGTCTCAAAGAGGGAGAGCCGGGCAGCGAAGCAAGGCGGGAAGCCATCGGGAAAGAGCTCGAGAGAATTGAGAAGGAACACAGGAATATCGAGCGGATGCTGGAAAAGATCGAAGCGGCAGAGACCGTACAGACCGCAACGGATGAAACGGAGGAGAAGAAATGAGAACCAACCTTGCAGAGCGGCTCGGGTATGAGCCGGAGGAAGAGACCAGGGAGCGGCAGGAGCGACTGCTGGAGGAGCTGCGGTACCGGGAGGCCATGCGGCGGGTGGCGAAGACCTGCTGCGTGTGGCTGGGCGGCGCGGCCTTTGTACTGGCGGTGATCGCCGGGTATGCGGAGATGGCCGACGCCTGCGTCGCGACCGGCGCGATCGCGCTGGGCCTGACCACCTACGGGATCTTGTGATGGACGAGCAAAAGATCGTAGTCGAGCTCCGGCCGGATCAGCTAGACGATATCGTCGACGCGGTCCTGGCTTTTGCCGATGACTGCGCCAATGACCGGGAGATTCTGCAGAGCATGCCGCGCGTCGACCGGGATACGGTCGAAGACCTTCTACGGCGCGAGTCGGCGCTGCAAACGCTCGCGGCATGGCTGCAGCACGTACAGGAGGAAGCGGAGTGAATTATTTTGCGCCGCGCATGCGGCCCATACCTCCGCCCTGCGGCCGGAACTGCCCGGACAGAAGCGGCACATGCCGCGCCGGGTGCTGCACCTGGACGCTCTACGAGAGCATCCGGAACCACATCTATGACGTCAACCACCGCGACAGGGACAGCCTGCAGCCAGATCTTGCAGCGGGAAAGCAGATGGTCCATGCCGACAACCAGATAAGGAGGCGCAAACACATTGCGAAATAGCATCGACTACCCCGGCGAGCGGGCGCCGCGGCGCCCCGCCGTGATCGCACAGGCCGGATACACCGGCCAGAACCACTTTTCCGTTACATATGGAGACCAGAAAGTGACCGTCCGCGCCGAGGATGGCTATGCGGCCCTTTTCACCGCAGCCAAGCACTGGGGCTATAAATTCACCCGCCCGGAGTACCATCAGAACGCACGCGCGACCAAGCTCCACTACACGCCGGACACCCGGCCGGGGGCGCTGGTATGAGGTTTGTGTGTGACGCCTGTCAGGATATCACGAATATCGAGGCTGACCGGATGGAGATCCAGGGCGAAAAGTTGATGGTGTACAGCCGCGGGCGGCTGGTCTACGTTGCGGATCTCGGCCAGATCATGCTGGCCAAGCTGACGCCGACGGGGAAGGAAACAAAATGCTGACGCATCTAAGCCTGTTTTCCGGGATCGGCGGGCTTGATCTGGCTGCCGAGTGGGCAGGATTTACGACCGTCGGGCAATGCGAGTTTGCCGATTACCCGACGAAGGTGCTGGAAAAGCACTGGCCGGACGTGCCGCGCTGGCGTGATGTCCGGACGCTGACAAAGGAGAGTTTTTATGAGCGGACAGGCCTACGAACAGTTGACGTTATTTCCGGCGGATTCCCATGCCAGCCCTTCTCCGTGGCTGGAAAGCAAAAGGGCAAAGGGGATGATCGATACCTCTGGCCGGAGATGCTTCGAGTTATCACCGAGCTGCGCCCGCGTTGCGTTGTCGGTGAGAACGTTCCTGGAATCATCAAGATTGCCGCCGGGCAGGTGGTCAAGGATCTGGAGCGTGCTGGCTATCACGTCGTCGTGTTTAATTTTGAGGCTGCGGCTGTCGGAGCTTGGCACAGGAGATCGAGGGTGTTCTTTGTCGGAATCGCGGATGTGGCCGACACCGACGGTGGCTGGCTGCACGATAGCATCAGAAAAGAGGATCAACCTGCTCGCAGCCGGGAAAACGACATTTACGATCAATCAGGGCGTACATGGGGGGGTGAGCAATCTGCGGGAGCACGTGTTAGCCCGGACGAAAGGGCTGTGGCCGACGCCCTGCGCATCCAACGCACAGGGGACGCACGGCGGGGAGAATGGCAGGAGCTTGCGGACGGGCGGTGCTGGGCAGCTGAACCAGACGTGGGTAGAGTGGCTCATGGGATTCCCGCCAGGGTGGACAGACTTAAATGCCTCGGAAACGCTGTAGTGCCGCAGCAGGCATACCCGATTTTTAAGGCATTGATGGAGGAGCTGGACCGATGGACTTAGAACAAACCGCGATTGAGCGGCTGCGGATGGCTTCGGATATGAGCTTGCGGCTGTACAAGCAGCCGCTGGTGATCACGTACTCGGGCGGAAAGGACTCGGACGTGCTTTTGCATCTGGCGGGCAAAGCCGGTATCCAGTATGAGGTTTTGCACTCGCTGACCACGGCGGACGCGCCGGAGACCGTCTGGCACGTCCGAGACACCTTCCGGCGATTGGAGCTGGCCGGCGTAAAATGCGACATCGATACGCACCGGACGCCGGACGGCGGGAACGTGACGATGTGGAACCTGATCCCGCGTAAGCTCATTCCGCCGACACGCCTGAAGCGCTACTGCTGCGCGGCGCTCAAAGAGACCAGCGGGCGTGGGCGGTGGATCGCGACCGGCGTTCGCTGGGCCGAGTCGCAAAAGCGAAAATCCCGCGGCGTTATGGAAGCGCTTCATAAGAATAAGGAAAAGCGGCTGACGCTGATGAATGACAACGACGAAAGCCGCATGCTGATGGAAAACTGCCAGCTAAAGGGGACCCGGACAGTCAACCCGATCATTGACTGGCAGGATGCTGACATCTGGGATTACTGCACGGCAGAAAAGATCTCGATGAATCCGCTTTACGCCTGCGGTTTTGAACGCGTGGGTTGTATCGGCTGCCCGATGGCAGGCAAGCACCGGAAGGTGCAGTTCGCGCGTTACCCAAAGATCAAAGCGGCGTATGTCCGGGCGTTTGACAGGATGCTTGCAGAACGGCAGACGCGGGGGCTGCCCTGCGACTGGCAGACGGGCGAAGACGTCCTGCATTGGAGCCTGGAGGACGGCGTACTGCCGGGACAAATGGTTCTTGAAGGAATGGAGGATATATGACAGACAAGGAAATCGTGCAGGCGCTGCGGTGCTGCGCAGACTATAGCTGCAGCGCCAAGTGTCCGGCATTTCCTGCCGGGCTGGATTGCAGAGAAGAAATGCACAAAGAGGTGCTTGCTTTACTCGAACGCCTGACCGCCGAGAACGCGGCGCTGCGGGAGAAACAGAGGTGGATTCTGGTGACGGAGCGGCCGCCAGAAAAGCAGGCATGGTATCATGTGGCAATCCGAGATAAAAAAACAATGAGGGTTTCCGTAGAGCAAGATTTATACTCCGTGGAAACAGCAAAGAATTTTGGGCACGAAATCGGTTTTTGCAAGGCGAACAGGTGGCCCGAACGGGAGGAGCTTATTGCATGGATGCAGTTCCCGTCTGCGCCGGAAGCGCCGGAGGAAGGAGACAAGCATGAGTAAAGCTGTTTTAATCAGCATTCGCCCGGAGTGGTGCGAGAAGATCATCAAAGGGCAGAAGACGATCGAGGTGCGCAAGACGCGACCGAAGATGAACCCGCCGTTTAAGTGCTACATTTACCGTTCGGTTCAGGGCGGCGTCATCGGCGAGTTTGTATGCGACCACATTTTTGAAAGGATCGTCAGAGTAGGCACAAGCTGTGAAGCGCCGAAATATTGCATCTGCGATTGGAACATGTACTGCACACCACTTGATACGCTTCTTGCGGATGCCTGCCTGACAAAAGACGAACTGGAGAAGTATCTGGACGGCGGCGTCGGCTACGGATGGCACATTTCCAACCTCAGAATTTACGATCACCCGCGCGATCTGTGGGAGTTTACCGGCCTGCGGCAGACAAAATCCGGACTTGCGCCCGGGCCCATCACCCGCCCGCCGCAGAGCTGGCGGTATGTGGAGGAAGAACTATGGGACGGCTGACGATACCTGATGTGCGGGTAGATGAGCACACGACGCGCAGGAGCATCATTGACGTACTCGCGGTGCAAGAGCACGCGATGGAGATCTACCACCAATTAAAAATCTACGAGGACATTGCCGAGTTGTGCGGCGGGTTTGCACGCCTCCGCGAGCTGGCCGAGGCCGACAAGGACGGGCGCGTGGTCGTGCTGCCGTGCAAGGTGGGCCAGCGGGTGTTCGCCTTGATGGACATAGATAAGCATATAAGCGAGTGCGAGGTCAAGCGGATTAGTATGGGCAAAAAAACCGGCTTTATTGGCCTTGAGCCAATAGGCGCCAGAGGGCGGGAGTATGGCGTAGTGCTAAACGGATTTGGCAAGACCGTATTTCTCACCCGCGAGGAGGCCGAAAAGGAGCTGGACGAAAGGGAGGGCAAGAAGGATGGTTGAAAACCGTGTGTGCTTTACCGTCCGAGGAGAGTTCGGAGCGCAGATGAGCTTCGAGTCAAAAAACACGATCCCGTATGAAGATCTGTGCAAGCGTATCAATAAAGATACGCTGATAGAGCTGATGTGCCTTGACGTAGTAGGCTATACCGGCGACGATATTCAGTTCATCACGCCGGAAGAATACGACGAGCACTTTGGAGATGACGACCATGCCTGATGAATACATCAGCCGCAAAGCGGCGGTGAAAGCACTATTTGCACCTGGAATGTGCTACGCTCCAATGCAGTTGCAGATTATTAAGGACTTGCCCGCCGCCGACGTTGCGGAGGTGGTGCATGGACGGTGGATTGATGGTGCAGAAGATTTTACCTGCGGAAATCATAACGCAGAATGCAGCATTTGCCGTTGTTATGTTTCTTGGGACGGGTGCGATGAGGATTTCAACTACTGCCCCAACTGCGGGGCGAAGATGGACGGTGCAGCCGAATGAGCGGGCTGCGGTTTGAATCGATGGCGGACATGCCGCCGAGGATGAGGGAGATGTATGCCAGGCAGCAGATCGACCTCTCAGGCGCTGCGGCGCCAACTCCCCTTCGCAAGGGGAGCCGGGGGAATACGAAGTACCACAACGTGCGGGCGGAGCGGACCGTGGGTCGGTTCGACAGCCAGAAGGAGGCGCGGCGGTATGACGAGCTGATGGTGATGCTCCGGGCTGGCATTATCTCCGATCTGCGCCTGCAGCCGCAGTTCACCTTGCAGGAAAGCTACATCACCGAGGCTGGCAAGCGCATCCGCGCAGTGCGGTACACGGCGGACTTTTCGTACAAATTCGGCGGCAAGCTCGTCGTCGAAGATGTGAAGTCCAAGCCGACGCGGACAAAGGAGTATCTGCGCAACCGCAAATTCATGCGGTCCAAATTCGGGATCGAGATCCAGGAGGTCTGACATGCCAGAAAAAAACGAGAGCAGCCCGCGCGAGGCATGCGGGCTGCCGAAGCAGGGCAATGCCTGTCCGTATGCAAAGCTCGCGCCGGATCTTTGCGCGCGGTGCGGCTGGAACCCGGAGGAGCACGCGCGGCGGCAGGCGCTGCCGCTGACCGAGAACGCCGACGGGCTGCGGCACAAGGATATCAGCCAGCCCGAGGATTGATGTCAGCAATCAGCCGGGGAACCATATTTTTTCGGACTTATGCCGCGGCCGCTCCGCCATGAGACGGCTGCGGGAGGATCACCCTGGCTTTGCACCCGGCCCGCGACACCTCAAGCCCGCGGGCCGGGGATAAAAAGCGCGTGTGGAACGTGCGCGCGGATGGGAACCATCAACGTTACCCCACGCCGGGTGTCGGGATCGCCCGGCGGCATCGTGTTACCTCCTTATGGAAAGCTGTCTGAGCAGACAAGGGCAGCTCGTCTGCGGCGACAGGGGGACGCGCAGGCGCAGGCGGTGTGAGTCCGCCCTGCATAGGGGCCGGGAGACCGGCCCCTGACGAAAGGAGAATGGAAATGTCGCACGTAGTCGACCTGACGGGCATGGACTTTGGATATTTGCACGTCATTGGGCGGGATACCAGCAAAAAAGGAGACACGGCACACTGGATCTGCCGGTGCAAATGCGGGATCATCTGCAGCAAGGACGGAAGGTACCTCCGGAACGGGCATGCAAAAAGCTGCGGCTGCTTCCGGAAAGAACGCGCGGCCACGCTCGTCACCAAGAAGAATCCAGCCAAAAAGCCAAAAGCCGAACCGAAGAAGAAAAAATTCGGCCGCGGCCCGCAGCGGGCAGGCTCCGGGATCTGTTACAACCCACTCTGCCCGACGCGCAACAACTACCGCGGCGCCTGGAGCTGCACCGAATGCCGCTTCTGCCCGGAACGAAAATTTACCCGCCAGTCGAGGCGGGAGATCATCACAATTTGAAGGGAGTATCAAAATGGCAGAAATCATGGGCGCGTTTGCGCACGACCTAGACAATTTTGTCGCATACTACGAAAAACAGCAATGGGATACCAGCTTCCGCGGCGAGCAATACCCGCCGCGCATCGTCATGGAGCAGTCCAAGCCGCCGCTCTTCGAAGTGGGGGCGGACGGTGCAAAGACGCTGGTGCCTAATCCGACAATTCAGATTATTGGTCGACCGGAGACTGAGGTTGTTACGACCGGCAAACTGCAGATCAGCAAAAAGGATTTCACAAATCTGACCAACCGCGCCGCCGCTCTGCTGGAGCTGTTCCTGCACGGCTTTATGCAGGAGCGCAAGGAACTGGAGGCGGAACAGGGATGATTTTGCTGGAATGCACAGTCGCACTGCGTGACGGAGATCGGAAAAAGCTTCAGGAGCAGATTGCGGCGGAGATCGGGCAGCCAGTCGTTCTTCTGCCGAGCGGCGTATCGCGGGCGAAAGAGCGGAATATCCTGTTCCTTTGCGACAGAAAGGCTTGCGAGAAATGCATCTATCCAACGTGCAGGCATACGCCGGAACTGGAACACGCCAGAAATTTTGCACCAGCAGGATTTACGAAGCGCACGGACGGCGTGTGGGTAGAGCAGGAGGGCGTAACGATGGAAGTGAAGATCGACCAGGACAAACTAGAAAATAGGCTGGTTGAAACAATGAGGGAGGCGATGGGACTTGAAACAGAAAAACGCAGTCCGCATGGTCTGGCGCTGGGATGATATCTTCCGTGTCTACCGATGCCCATACTGCGGCAGACCGGAGAAACAGTGCTTCGAACTCTGGAAAAAAGGCGGTTTGAAAAAGAGCCTGCCGAGCCGCTGCACATACTGCAAAGGAGAATTGGAAGGAGTGGAAGGAGAAGAAAATGATCATTGAGATTTTGGAGTTTGCTGCTGCGCTGGAGTGGATCGCACTGGGCGTGCTGGTGTTTTTCAAACTGCGGAGCCTGAAACGTCAGGCAGAAGTAGTGCTCGAGACACTGGACGCCGCAGCCTGGAAAAGCATCAAACAAGAAGAGGAGGTCTGGCGCAAGAACACCCCGAACGAGATTAGGGCAGCGTTCGGCTTTCCGCCGATAACGCCAACAGAATACACAGAAATGAAAATACGCGAGGAAACTGACCGCTGAACGCATGGCCGGAATTTCCGGCCACGCTTTGAGCGGGCAGATGGCCCGAAGCCTATGGGCACAGAAAGGAGCACAAAAATGCAAAAGTACATCGGAACAAAAATGGTAGAGGCGGAGAAAACAGAAAATGGATACCGAGTGCGGTATGAGGACGGGTATGAGAGCTTTAGCCCAGCAGATGTGTTTGAAAAGGCGTACATGCCGCTTTTGGCGAACGGATGCTTGAAAACAGAGAAACCGAGCATCAGCCAGAGGATGGTTGATGATTTCATCGCATTCCATGAGGTGAAAAAGCTCGGAGGAAAAACGACCATCGTAAGGGCTGTTCTTAGAAATGGCTTTGAAATCGTTGAAAGTTCGAGCTGCGTGAGCGCCGAGAACTACGACGAGATGATGGGCGAAGCTATCTGCATGGGCAAAGTGAAAGACAAAGTGTGGATGTTGCTCGGGTTCTTGTTGCAGACGGCAGTAAATGGTACCCGCGGCGCCACGACATGTCCGGATGATCGTTGAACGCATGGCCGGAATCTCCGGCCACGCTTTGAGCGGGCAGATGGACCTGTAGGGGCGGACGGCTCTGTCCGCCCGGGAGAAAGAGGTGCAGATGATGGCAAAGAGGCACAAGCGCCGCCTGTATGCAGGGGCGGTATGTACGCAGATCGTTTATACCGTGTCCGATGGCGCGGACAAAAAGACCAGCAAGCCGCGAAAGCCGCGCTTCCAGACGCAGGCGGAGCGCGATGAATTCAACAGCAAGCAATCGCTGGATCGGCTCGTTGCGCTGATGAACGCCAATTTCTCTCCCACAAGCCTGTATTCCACCCTGACATTGGATGCAGAAAACGAGGTACATACCGCAGAGGAAATGCGCAGAGTGCGCGACAACCTTGTGCGCCGCATGCAGTATCACTATCCGGAGGCCAAAATCGTTGCTTTCTACGGAAGAGGAAAAACAACCAATCGTTTCCATTTGCACCTGGTAACAGAGGGGATCCAGGAAGAAGCCATCGGCGGGCTTTGGGGGCTCGGCAGCGTGATCGAGGTTCGGCACCTGCGAAAGCACAACTATTATATAGACGAGCAGGGAAATAAGGTCGACCACGGACAGGACTACACAGCACTTGCCAGTTACCTGCATGCGCACTGGAGAAAAGAATTTGGCGGCCACCGGTACAAGGCGACGCGAAATTGTATCCGCCCAGAGCCGGAACCTGCGACCGAGGCCGTGCGCGAGTACAGCCCAAACCATCCGCCCGTCGCCCCGCGCGGCTATATCCTCGTCGAGGCACGGACGACAAAGTACGGGTATCAATATTATAAGTATGTAGTCGACCCAAGATCAGAGCACAAGCGGAACGGGAGCCGCTTAAATTAAGCCTTGTATATGCGTAAGGTTTTAGAACGAAGCAGGAAGGAAGTGGGAAAGTGTCGAAACCGAGATACTGGTGGTACGGAAATGTATGCCGCACCATCGGCGAATACCCGAAACTGAGCCGACAGGTTCGGGATATGAGCC